GACTTGTGCGGTGCCGACTTGAGCGGTGCCAACTTGAGCGGTGCCTACTTGAGCGGTGCCAACTTGAGCCGTGCCAACTTGAGCCGTGCCAACTTGAGCCGTGCCAACTTGAGCGGTGCCAACTTGAGCCGTGCCAACTTGAGCGGTGCCAACTTGAGCGGTGCCAACTTGAGCCGTGCCAACTTGAGCCGTGCCAACTTGAGCCGTGCCAACTTGAGCCGTGCCTACTTGAGCGGTGCCTACTTGAGCGGTGCCAACTTGAGCCGTGCCAACTTGAGCGGTGCCTACTTGAGCGGTGCCAACTTGAGCCGTGCCAACTTGAGCGGTGCCAACTTGAGCGGTGCCGACTTGAGCCGTGCCGACTTGAGCCGTGCCGACTTGAGCCGTGCCGACTTGAGCGGTGCCTACTTGAGCGATTGCACAATCGATGGTAAACCAATAACGGTTGAATCATGGTGTAACTTACTCGACCTACCAAGAGTCGGCAAAAATCTGCGACTCGCATATAAACGATTACCAAATAACAGGATCACCGGACAAAAGTATGGTAAAGAAATCGTTTGGAAAAAGGATAAGTGGATTACTTGTGATGATTGGCAAGATACCAGTGAATGTGGGAATGGATTACACCTGTCGCCTAGTCCAGCAGCAACAAGAACTTACAGCAACGAACCACTCGTGATCCCTGTAGCGTTCGACCCAAATGATGCTGTGCTATTAGGGGATAAGATCAAAGTAAAAAAATGCAAACCACTAGGCTAAATAAGAACGAAAAGGAAGGCTAATAATGGATCAAATAATCAATGTGAACGGAGAAAAGTATCGCAAGGTTTCCGAAGACCATAACAAAATAGTTATTGTTGTTGCTGATCGTGGATGGGTGTTTATTGGCAGAAGCGATCCAGAGTTTTATGCTGGCATGCGGTTGTTTGATGCGTATTGTGTTCGTGTTTGGGGTACTGATGAACAGCGTCCTGGACTTGGTTGGCTTGCGCAGCATGGTAGGACTGAGAAAACTGTTTTGGAGTCTATGGGTACTGTGCGTGTTCCTACGGGTTCTGTTGTTGCTGTTATTGATTGTGTTGATGCTGTGTGGGATGGTGTGCTTTGAGTAGCGGCAGTTACGGAAATGGCTACGGCTATGGCTACGGCTATGGCTTCGGCAGTTACGGAAATGGCTACGGCTACGGCAGCGTAAATGGTAACGGAAAAGGTAATGGCGACGGCAACAGTTGTAACTACTACGGTGGTTATGGCTACGGTGTTAGGTATAACTATCAAGAAACGAAAAAGGATAACAAATAGTGTCTATATTCAAAACTCCCACGGATGAATCAACATACATCAAAACGCTAATCTACGGAAAAAGCGGTACCGGTAAAACAGTATTCGCTGGAAGTTTCCCCGATCCCTGTATTATCGATTGTGAAAACGGCTGGAAAAGCATCAAAGCTGTGCGCGGATATGCGCCACCCGTTGCATCAGTGAAAAGCAAAGACGATCTAGTAAACGCCTATAACGAATTAGCCAAAGGAAATCACGCCTTCAAAACAGTTATCATTGACTCACTGACAGACCTCAATCAATACGTGTTGAATGATGTTCTAAGACGTAATCCGACGCGGCGCAGGGACAGTGTCGATGTACCCGTAATGATGGATTACAACGAATCTGGCAGACTTCTAAGTAAGATGTTTTACCTATTCCGAGACTTGCCGATGCATGTGGTTTTTATTGCCGGGGAACGCGCTTTCGGTGGTAGCGACGGGGAAGAATTACACGTTCTGCCAAACATCCCGCCCGCATTGGCCGAGAACGTAGGGCATCTGGTTGATGTAACGCTTTATTCCTATTGTGTCGATGCTGATGATGGCTCCAGGCATTATGTTGGTCGGACGGTTCCGACGAATGGTCGCATTGCTAAGGATCGGTCGGATGCCTTACCGAAACCTTTTATGAAGCTGGAATGGGATTTGTTAGCAACCGCGTTTGGAATTAGTTCGTAATTATTTATGCCCGCCAAGTGCGACCACTCACCTGACGGGCATGCCCTCGTATCGACTGCCCCCAGCAATCGGACAAACCAAGTATAACAAACCGTAGGGAATTTTACACCGTGAGTGAGTACGAAATTATTATTGACGGACCTCCACCGCCGCGTCCAGGTAGATCGCATTGGACGGTTATTAGTCGCGCTAAAAAACAGTGGACCGAATACATCGGCTGGATAGCTTTATCAAAGAAAATCCCTAAACAGGCTGTAACCGGCTTGCGCGAAGTCACGATTACGTTTCATCGTCCTGGTCCCGTATCGGACACTGATAACGCGCATGCGCTTTGCAAAGTGCCTTTGGATGCTATGGTTCGCGTCGGGTTATTACGCGACGATTCTCCGCATTGTATGACGCTCAAGGTGGATACGATTTCAAGTAGGAAATCGTTTACCCGCATTACCCTTGCAGACAAGTAGCACGATCTGTTATAATGCTGTTTGTAAAGCGACTGAATGGAGACACTGACACGATGAATGTAGTCATACTAATTGGTAATCTCGCAAGCGATCCCGAAGTGCGGGCAACCAACACGGGTAAGAATGTTACAAACTTTCGACTAGCTGTAAACGGTTACGCGAAGAATCAAACCGATTTTTTCAACTGTATTGCGTGGGATAAAACCGGGGAAGTCATTGCATTGTATTGCAAGAAAGGTCGTAAGATCGCGGTTGAAGGTCGGTTGCAACAAAGATCGTGGACAACTGACGCTGGGGATAAACGTAGCGTGGTTGAAGTGGTTGTAGGTAGGTGTACGTTTTTGAGTGCTGCTGATGGTGTTCCGCCGAACGTACCGGTTTCGGCTTCGGATACGCTTGCCGCTCAAGTTTTCGATGGAACGTCAAGTAATTCTGTCAATCCGGACGATAACGTCCCATTCTAAAGGATACATAACAATGACTTGGTTTGAATGCTGGGCGTGCCGCTGCATGCTCAAAGAAAACGAATTCAACTTATGCACTAAATGCACTAACGAAAAGAATCAACTACCACGAATCTTTACCATATATGTTGATGATAGGAATCCGGTTTTTAGGTTTCTAACCCTCGATAAAGCGATGAATTGTTACAACTATATTTCTAATCGTGCAATTGAAGGTACCTGCGTGCGCGTTATCGACAGCGACAGTGGTTTAGTTTGTGCTACTCGAGTTGGTAATAAAGGCCCAGGATTGGAGCTCGTATGACTTCGTATCAAGATTTTTTGCTATCTAAATCAAAACGTATTCAACCTAACGGATTAGATATTAATAATAATAATGTGCATCCGATGTTGCATGAGTGGCAAAAAGACATCGTGAAATGGGCTTGTCATCGTGGACGCGCTGCATTATTCGCCGATTGTGGACTCGGAAAAACATTCATGCAACTAGAATATGCGAGGCTGATGCACGATCAGGGAGCGTTGATTGTTGCACCATTGAGTGTCGCTCGTCAAACTGTTAGGGAAGCTCGCAAGATTGATATCGATTTACAGTACGTTCGTGAAACACCGGATGGTAACGGCGGAATGTATGTCACGAATTATGAAATGCTGGATAAGATCGATGCGAATAGATTTGATGTTATCGTTCTGGACGAGTCAAGTATTCTGAAAAACTATGTCGGTAAAACGCGTACACAGATCATTACTAAATTCAGGAATAATAATTATCGACTGGCGTGTACCGCTACGCCTGCTCCGAATGATGTATCAGAAATCACTAATCATGCAGAATATCTAGGTGTTAGTACGCGTCAAGATATGCTCGGCGCGTATTTCATAACTGATATGGATAATAAAAGCGACGGCGGTGGTTACCGTGTAAAAGGTCATGCGAAGCATCCGATGTATAAATGGATGGCGCAATGGAGCGTAGCGGTTAGAACACCCGCTGATCTAGGGTATCCAGCAGACGATTATTTGTTACCTGATTTGAATGTTATTCCGCAGATTGTTGATGTTGATATTCAACCTGATGGCCAATTGTTTGCTACCGATCTAGGTGGCGTCGGTGGACGCGCTCAAGTTCGTCGCGCCACATTGGATGCGCGAGTAGATCGAGCGGTTGAATTAACATCAAATACTAGTGACCAATGGATATTATGGACAGGTCTAAACGATGAAGCAGACACCCTTGCAAAACGCGTTGCTGATTCTGTGAATGTCAAAGGCGATTGGACACCGGACGCGAAAGCCGAAGCGTTAGAAGCATTCCAGGATGGTAACATTCGCGTTCTTATTACGAAACCTTCGATTGCTGGATTCGGTATGAATTTCCAGAACGCTCATAATATGGCGTTCGTAGGAATCGGCGATAGTTACGAATCGTATTATCAAAGCATTAGACGATGCTACCGTTATGGTCAATCGATGCCTGTGAATGTGCATATTATTGTTAGTGAATTAGAGCAACAAATTGCGTTGAATGTTGCTCGTAAAGAACGCAATACAAATGAATCTACAGAGCTACTTGTAAAATATCAAACAGTAACCAATCAATCAGCGGAGGTAATAGGATGTCGTATCAAACAGCAATAGAGAATGGCGAATCGTGGACTTTGATGCTCGGCGATAGCTGCGAACGATTAGGCGAAATAGAAACAGATTCAGTTGGTTTATCGGTGTACAGTCCACCATTCGCTAATCTATACACTTATTCGGATAGTCCTCGTGATCTTGGTAACAGTAGTGGTGTTGAAGAATTCTTCGATCATTACGCATTTATTATTCGAGAAGTGTTACGTGTTACGATGCCTGGTCGATTGTCTGCGGTTCATTGCCAACAGTTGTCTACTACTAAAGCTACTCATGGCGTGATTGGTTTACGCGATTTTCGAGGCGAAATAATCAAAGCTCATATGGATGCTGGTTGGATTTTTCATGGCGAAGTAACGATTGATAAATGTCCTCAAGCTCAGGCGATACGTACGAAAAGCCAAGCGTTGATGTTTACTACTTTGCATAAGGATAGTGCTAAGTCGCGTCCAGCACTCGCCGATTATTTGATGCTCTTTCGTAAACCGGGTGATAATACTGTGCCGATTGATACGGATGTTGATAATGAAACTTGGATTGAATGGGCACGCCCCGTTTGGTATAGCGTTCGTGAAACTAACACGTTGAATGCGCGAAGCGGTCGCGATGATAAAGACGAGCGGCACATCTGCCCGCTGCAACTGGATTTGATTGAACGCGCTGTTCGATTGTGGAGCAATCGCGGTGAAATAGTATTGAGTCCGTTCGCGGGCATTGGTAGCGAAGGCGTGGAATCGATTCGGCATGGACGCGCTTTTATGGGGATTGAGTTGAAACCGTCGTATTGGCGCACGGCGGTTGATAATCTCCGTATTGTTGAGGAAGAAATTACTACTCCAACATTATTGGATATCCAATAATGACTACTTTGTATTGTTCTGGTTGCGAGGCAGAAACCCTGCCACGCTTCAACAACACCTGCGCATGGTGCGACACACCACTCAAACCCCTACCAACCACTAACTATTGGATAGGTGCTGATTCGGTTCTAACAGCTAGTACTTTCACCGCCGCCATCAACGATGTAATCCGAATACGAAAATTCGAATTATGAAAATAGTGTTTTCGTATTTCTGTTCGTGCATATAGGACTATCTGCGGTGATTACCAGTTTTTGTCCACTATTCTTTAGTGTTTAGGCCTAATCGGTTTTGTATCAAGATCCAGCGATGATCCTGATCGTCGCGATACTCACCGAAATCGCGTTCTAACGCGCCCACTCGATCAACCAAAGTGCTACCACCATTCGGTAGTAACTCGGTTAGCACAGCATCATGCACAGCTTCCACTCGCTTTGCTAGTCGGTACGCGCCGCACACTACTTTGAATAGCATTAGTGCGCCTGCAGCTCCAGCACCCATTAGTGCAAGCATCTGCATCGACTCCACCATGTTTAGCCGTGCCACCTTGCAGGACCATTCGGACGATGATCCACATGACAAAACCCTGGATACGTTCCAATACCGCCCAACGTGAAAGCTGGTACAGACCGACCAGCGATTTCCGCTACCTCGCCGGGTGATAATCGTACGCGTTTCCCACTACGCGTAGTTACGACGATATTTAGATCTGTAGCTCTACCTTGGACGTGCTGTGAAAACTTTGCACCGCCAATACTCGCATTGAAATTTGGCGATCTGTACCAACTATTTACGATGATCGAAACCTGCGTATATGGTTGTAGTAGACCATACTTTTTGGCTACAGCTTTTCGTAACCTGTTTAGATTCCGAGCTTGCTTCCTGTAACGCCTCCGCATGGTTAGTGATAAATCAAGCGTGCCATCCGTGCAGCGTACCTCGTTCCAAGTAAAACCTCGAGCTGGTCCTACCGCGCCGTATAATCCGTATCTTGGTTTTCGCATTATGCTGGTTCCCCATCCTCGCCATGCTCGTCTGTTGGTATTGATTCTTCAAAGCCTACAGGTTCCGCGAGATTCTGCCTTCCAAAATTCCTTGCAGATCGAAGATTACTATCACTCTTTATCAGCACCGCCGCGACAGCACTAGCACAGACTATTAGTGCCAATGATTGTTCTGGCGTAACGTTCGCGCCGAATGCGACGGCTACGCCAATAACAGCTTGAACTATTGCAATGAGCTGGGCTTTAGTAACATCCGGATACATACAAACTACCGCGCCAATCAATCTGTTTTTAGATAGTGCAAGCGCGGTCGATTTCTTTACAAACCTTCAATGCTTGCAATCCATGCTCACCGGTGACCATTGGCTGACGTTGATGCTGAATGGCTTGTATGAAATCTTCAAGCTGTATTGCCAACGGTTCGCCACCACTAATCGTTGCATAAGGTATTTCTAACAATCCGGTTTGTTGCAATCCGTTCGCGAGTTCCGTTTTCCCTGCGCTGTACACGCTGACGTTTTGTCGTAGTAAGTCGACGCTAATGGTTCGATCCAGCTCCACAATTTCCAGTTGCCTGGTTTTGCCCTGCGATAAGCGGCTCGCGGTTAGACTCACGATTGTGCCATTATCAAACGATAAAGCTGCAACGGCGATATCTTCTGTATTACTCAATCCATATGTTTTTCTTGCTGATACGTCATCGATTTCATGGTCTTTCATAATTGCCATGACTATGTCTATATCGTGGATCATCATGTCCAGGATTACGCCGTCTTTGATTCTTTGCGGATGCGGAGATAAACGATCTGCTGTAATGAAAACCGGTTTACTCGTCAATGCTGCTGCTTGTTGGAACGCAGGATTATGACGTTCAACATGCCCTGTTGCGAGCGTCAATCCAGTTCGTTTTGCAAGATCAACCAAAGACCGGGCTTTAGCTACTGATTCCGCTATCGGTTTTTCAACAAGTACGTGCAAACCTTTTTTCATGCAATCATAAGCGTGCGCATGGTGATGCATTGTCGGCGACGCAATAATCACGGCATCCGCTTTCGGTGCAAACGTCACGCTATTGCAAGCCTGCGTGTCATACAATGCTGCGAGTGATTCTGCAGCTGGTCGATCAATATCGATGATACCGACAAGTTCCGCTTTAGGATTATTCGCTATAACCCTGGCATGGTTATGCCCCATGAATCCCGCGCCAATTATGATGAATCTCATGCAAGACCTCGACGATTAGCAGAATCGTTTTCCATAACCATTTTTTGTCGCCCACTTTCCACATGCAACGCCTCCCATTCTTTCGGCGCATCCCACAATAGGTAGTCAAACATTTCTGGATATTCACTGGTTTGTAACCAATGCTGCAGATCGTCTGCGATTTCGTCTAATCCGTTACGTTGTAATCCAACGGTGTTTATTTTCAATGGTTTACCTGGAATGAATGTCGTGAATGGTGGAATGTTTTTTGTTACCGTTGCGTTCATTGCTATCATGCATCCTTCGCCCAGGACGGTGAATTGGTGCGTGCAAGCTGCTATGCCGATGGTAACGTTATTCTGTACGATTGTGTGCCCACCGAGTGTTGCGTACGGACTCATGGTTACACCGCTTCCTATGCGTGCGTCGTGCGGTATGTGACAGTTCCGCATGATGTAACAATCATCATTGATACTGGTTAGGTTTGTTGCGCTTGGTTTCTGAATCGCGGTGTATTCCCGAATCGTATTGTTGTCACCGATAACGATTTCTTTATCGTTGAATTTTGTTTCGTTGAATGTTTTATCTTCTGGTCCTGATCCAATAACTACGTGCGAACCTATATCATTGTTATCGCCGATAGTTACTGGCCCTGTAATGACGGTGTATGCGCCGATCCGATTGTTATCGCCGAGTTGTATGCGGCCTTTTAGGATTGCTGTTTCGTGAATGTGATTCAAAGCGTGCCCCCTCGTTTAGTGTTTACCGAGGGGATTCTACTGTATGCCGCCGATCCAGACCATACGCAAGAAATTAAAATCCAATCCAACCGTATCGTAGGCTTCGCTGGCACTATCGTTCTGGTACGCATACAGTTCGATGTCGTCGCCTTGCGCAAAGTTGAACATACCAGAAAAATAGATACGCGGTGGTGATGTTACACCTGTGGTTATTGTCGGAGATAAGCGTCTTGACCCGTTTAGGTACATTCCTGCTGCAACTATTTTTGCATCACTAATGCTGCTAAAACTTGCTGCACCGATTACAACGTAAATCCCTGATCTTCTAATGGTTAGAATGCCGTTCGCTGTATCTACCTGCGATGATACTCCAGATGGTCGCAAGTCTGCCCAAGCTGTCCATGTAGCACTTCCCCCGCCGCTACCTACTTTTTGCCAGTTCGCGCTGCTGGTATGTGTCGGGCTGCCGCTGTTTGCGAGGTAGATTCCGGCTGCATAAGTTGCACCTGTTTCTAACCATTGGACGTTTCCAACGCCCGCAAAGTCTGTTACCGGGACGCTGCCCTCCGTGATGCCTGGACCTGGCCGAGATAACGCAGCTTGTTCCAATGCTTTCACGCGCTCTTCAAGACTCAAACCGGCTTTATGCGCAACCGCACCCGGATTCAACAATTCGCGTCGCCCTATTGGATCTGGAAAAACCGGTTTACTCATACCGTGTTCAAACCTAACATGATTGATTCGTTATCATTCGCATCTAATTCGACATCTATTTGTACGATTCTGTACTCACCCGCGATGGTGTCATAGTTTCCTACGTTGATTCGTAGTTCCACGGTATCGCCAAGCCAATATGCGCCCCAGTCTACGCTTGCCTGATTGACTGCTACTTTTACCTGTGGAACGATTACGGGACGTGTACGCTGCAGGATGGCTGCGTCTGCGTGCGCTTGCAACTGCCCGGTCGTAACCGACGCCAATTCGAAATCTGCGAAAAACGCTAGCGACGCTTCGCGCCGCCCATAAACCGTTTGACTTGACGTGTTGTTCGCGCTAACGATTTGTGTTCCCGGCGGTCCGATCACGCGCACCGCGTTCGCTATCTCACCCGGCCCCGCTGACTCCACATAGGTTACGCCCAATAGATTCACACCATACTCAAACACTAGATTATTGTCATCGCCGCGCTGCGTGTACTCGACCCATCCCCTGTTTGTGTCGATCGTGAAATCAAACTCATTCCCCGACTCGGACAGTTGAATGATTGCGTCTAACAATCCTGTGTCTTGTTGAATACTTTTCTGTCGTGATCCAGCCGCGTTCACTGATTCCAGAATGCCATAATCGCCGTTGGTGCGTGTTTGGAATGTGTCGATCCAATCCCACGCCAATGAACTGCTGGAATACGCTGTGGATTGTGCATACACCGTGCCGTCTTGCAGGTACGACATTATGCCTTGCCACTCAAAACCAAGCATAACACTGTTCTCGCCAGCAGTAACTGTAGCGCTGGTTAATGCGTACACTGTTTCAATCGCTGACTGGTCGCGATAGATTTTTAGCTCATGCACACCTGGTTGTAATCCGCCCGTGTCATCTCTACGCGCGTGAACATCATTCGCTAAAAGATTCGCTGTTATGATTGGTGGACGATTTAGTTGGAATGTTAGTCGTCGATCAATTAGTGCAACAATGTCGCTGATTGCTGCACCGTCACGATGCTGTGTTATGAATTGCCATAACGCCATTCGTTACAATCTCGCATCCCGATAGGTGACATTCAATTTCGATCCCGTATTCAAACCACTGGACGCTAGTGTGTATGTTGCTGCGGCTGTTTCAAGATTACCCCACGCTGACGTTGATGGTGTTAGGAATCCATACACGTTGGTCGTATTCGTGTCTTGACTCGCTTCGTATAATTGACGGATGGTGTTAGCACCATACGCCGTGCTATAGAACGCTTGTGCTGCAATCTTACCATTCCAATATAAAGCTCCCGTCCAATTCGCTCGGCCAAACGTTATTGGATCGGCCGCATCGGCCGGAACATATGTTCCAACGGACGATAAATCCGAGCTACGGATCAACTCCCCGTTGATATAAATACTCCATACATTATCTATTGTAGTTACGGCGATATGCTGCCATGTCGAAGCTGTTAGTGTTACGACCGGCTGCCCCGGCGGCGGCGGCCCGGTCGTAACCGTTGATTGTACTGTTCCAAAACCAACTGTAACCTCTAATGCCCCGCCAACGACTCTTATTCGCCACCCCTTTTGATTAACCCAATCCGTAAAATCTACTAACATCATTGATGTTGCTAGGCTGTCTGGATAAAACCAGCCTTCCCATGTGAATTCTGACCCCGTCATCAAAGCCGCGCTACCTGGAACCGCGACATACCCCGTTGTGCCATTCAAATCAACCGATGCTATACCGGTGGCGAATCCGCTTTGGTTCAACGTATAGCCACCGGTATATGTGCCGTCTATCGCTGATGTGCCTTCCTGATTATCAGCAGTAGTGCCGCTGGTTTCATCCAGCATCCATAAACCTTCAAGTGGTGCTAACGCTAATCTGCCGGCCTCATAAGATGCGGTCATATACGCCGATCGCTCCTGCGTATCGAACTCCACCGTTGCCGACGATGCCAACGCTAATCCATCCATGTTCAACGATAGTTCGCTGTTCGATTCCGAGACACTCCATGTACTACCAGTTGGCGCAGTCACCGTCAATATAGCCGGTGTTTCATACGACCCGCCTTGATCGACCGCTACAGTACGCGATCCCGTGCCGCTAGTACCAGAATCCGTTGAAGTAGCAACATCCGAATACACTCGAGGATCAGACGCCTTCAACACCACCTGAAACGTTTGACACATAGGATCAAGCGTTTCTCCAAACTGAATAGACTCAATCACGCGCGCATACACGCGCTCATAACCAGTCATCCCAGTTTCACTATACGATGTGGTAGGACTGGCTGTAGCAGGATCGGGAACCTTGAATAACACTTCATCAGTGGTTGGATTAAAAATAGCGCTCAAAGTGCGCTTACGCGACTGAAGATTCGCCCACGTTGAACCGTACACCTCGCCCTCAATCGTGATCGTGCGACCACCAAGATATAACTGATCCGCCCATTCACCATCCTGCCCACTACGCACGACGCGCGCATCCCTAACATCCGGCCTATCATCCCAACCAAAAATAGCTGTCACCCGAACACCAACACCCGTGCTGGTTAAATCCAAGTGATTAATTTTAGTTCCGTTATACCAAACCGGATCGGTATCGTGGCGTGGTTGATATCCTGGCATTTAGAATCCGCCTCCTATAATCGTTCGCCTATTCTTCAACATCATAGCGACTCTTTGCGCGATAGCTTCCGGATCGCCACTGCTCGGATAAACGTTGATTGTAGTTCCGCTACCGGTCATCGCTGCCAATCCTGATTGTTGCATTATTTGTTGCCGACGTTGCACATTCCGCGTCGTACCGCCAAGCGGAATCACGGCTTCCGCGCCTGCTTCGCCAACCAACGCCATTGTCGGCCTATTGATAATCCCGCCGTCGGCTAATCGCGGAATACCACTAAACGGTTTACCACCGCCCACTTCTTTTCCCATAAAAGACACTTTAGGTAAACTGATATTTCGCACTCGATCCAGTACTGCGTTTACTGCTGCTTTTAGTGCGTTCCCTAATGCCTGACCAGCTTCCTTGCCAACATTCGCTAGTTTTTCTGGAAGACTAGCGAAGAATCCAATAATCTTTCCTGGCAGGTCATCTATCTTGCCGGTGATAACTGTTTTTATTGCACCCCAAGCGTCTGATGCTCGTTCTTTTATTGCACCCCATGCGTTCGACATTCGCGTTTTGATGCTCGTCATTATGTCTTGCACTTTTCCTGGTATCCAGTTTAGAACACTTGCAAGCGTGTTTTTGATTCCGCGCCATCCAACTGCAGCGGTGTTTTTGATCGTAGCCCAGGCGTTCGACATTCGCGTTTTTGCATTATTCACGCTTTCTGTTACTTTGGTTTTGAACCAATCCCAGAATACACGAAACACTGTTTTGATTCCGTTCCACGCTACCTGCGCTACATACTTGATCGCATTCCACGCGGCCTGTAAAACAGTTTTAATAATCGTCAAAGCAAGCTGCACGATACTTTTCATCGTATCCCATAACGCAATAAAAGCGTTCTTTATTGCCCGCCACGCGCCATCCCAATCACCACGCAATAAAGCCAACGCAGTTAGCACAATGTTTTTTATCACACGCAACGCGCCACCAATAACACCAGTGATCGCGTCCCATAAAGCGTTTACTACTTCCAAGATTTTATCTGAATGATTCGTCCAGATTTCTTCCGCCCATTCCGCCCATTGCATGATCGTTTCTTTGAGCGCATCGACAACTTCCATAACGCCATCTTTTACAGCATTGAAAGCGGCATTCACTTTATCCCTGAATGTTTCACTTTTCACATACGCGTAAACCAACGCAGCAACAACCGCAGCAATCACTAAACCCCATCCAACCATAGCCAAGCTAATTCCAGCAATAATCGGAATCAACGCACTAACACCGATAACGATTTGACCGACAACCATTAGCACCGGACCAATCGCAGCTGCAATCAACAATGCGATGCCTAACCATTTTTTTTGTTTCTCATTCAGTTTAGAAACCCATCCAGTGAATTTCAATAGAACACCTGTAACAGATTCAATCGCGGGCATCAACATAACCGCCATATCCTCCGCAAGATTCTTCACCGCAACTGTTACAGCTTTGATCGGATCAACGTTTTTGCCTTGACCCGCGTATTGTTTATTCACCGCTTTTAGAATGAATTCTTGTTGCTTCCATAATGGCACGCCGTCTTTAGCCATTTTCTGCAACTTCTCAATATCAGCCTTCGCCAAAGTTCCATTCTTGCCTAATGCTGCAGCACCTTTAGCACCATTCTGCATGGCTTTACCAAGCATCGTTACCGATTGTTGAACATCCATTCCAAGCGCAGCACTCATATCTACCGCAGCACGCGTGGTCTTTTTGAATAATTCTGGATTCCCAGCGAGCTGGTCGAATGTCAAACCAACATTCGCAGCGTTCTGAATAATGTCACCTTCGATCGCTGAATAGTTTTCTAGCTCGCCGACAAGATTATTCAGATCTTTTTTTGTGACCTTCATGCTGTCACCCATGCTGGCAAACACCGCATCGGTTTTTTTTGTCACTTCCATTGTCTCGCGTAATTCTTGAATACCAACTGCCGCGAATCCAACTAGCGGCATGGTTACGCCTGCAGTCAGTCCTGCACCCATATTGCGCATGCCCTGACCGAATTTCTTACCTTTGTCGGATAGTTTTTTTAGTTCGCGTTCGGCATTCTTGGTATCACCATCTGCACGCAGTAATAGTTGCCAGACCCTAGCCATTGTCCGTTACCACCCGTCCACCTGGAAGATCACTAATATGATTCGTAACAATCTTCTGCGACCGCGCATCCTGCTTTTTATGATCCGCTGCAATAGCATCCGTGCCATACAAAATATGTGGCAACCACTTATTCATACCCCGCTCGTATGCTATACGCTCCGTATGCCCCATCTCCCACCATTCCGCCGCTGAAACATTCAGTAGCCATTTGACGAGAAATGCTTCCGAGCAATCCTCGTCGGTTAGTCGTTTCCCTCAACCACTCCAGCGCGTAATTCTTCGCCAATAAACTCGGCTGCGCCACGTAGTTGATCCAAAGTTATTTCGTCCCGATCCCACGCCGCTTTCGCTTCGCGCATAAAATCCTCACCATTTTTCAATCCTGCAGCGGTAGATTCAATCGCTATTTCAGCAAACGAATTCAACGCATCCGATTCTTCCAAAGAATCAGCTTTACGTTGAATCGCTGCCATAGCTTCAGTACGGCTTTTATTAGGACTCGCAACATCGAAAACACCCCAAGGCGTTTCGAGCTTGCTGCACTCTTTAGGTGCAAATGGATTATATTCCCGTGCCATTCATGGCCTCCTATTCGTTTTAGTCTCGATATTGTCTGATCTGATAAACCGATCCGCTATGCAACAATGCGCGGAAACTAACTGTTACGTCGGTTTCTTCTTCGCGGCTGAAAACCTGCTCTGGTTCTGATGTTGGTACCACGCGATAAAACTGGATGCGCTGCGCAGCGGTGGTATCCTCGTCCGGCGACGGGCCTTCAATGCCAAGCGTGTACTCGGTCAATGTTGGATTGTGCGCAATCGCGAGAACGCCTGATGAACCGCTGGTTGATAGTGTTCCGAAACCAAGCGCATATTTGATGTTCTCTACAGATGCTTGCTTCAAAGTTATTTCGATGGTTACTTCCTGCTTGACCACGCGGGATAAAACCTCGACCGTTGATTGATCGACTTCAACGTGGCGTAGCTCATTACTGACGCTGTATTGAACACCTGCGGTGTAACCGAGATCGACCCAGTTGCCGCCCCATGATCCATCACGCGCTGTGCTGTCTGATGGCAACGCCTCGACGCTGCTGCTGTTATACGCTGCAATATAAGCGCGTCCGTATCCAAGCGCAATTCTGTCTGCATCACCGGCCATTGTTTATTCCCCCAAAGTAGTTAGATACCCGTACTGACTCACCAGTTTTTTAGCCTCACCTGGCGACACCTTTACGCCCACGCTTTTTGTAACCTTCCCACAAGGAAGATCGGCAACGTCTACATGCGCGTTCGGATGTACCAAGACCAACATTTTTGGTTTGATAGCTTTTACACTGGTTTTCTTTTCAGCACTCATTCAACAAATACCGCGCCACGGATTGCCTGTTTAGACATAAGACGATGGACGTATATTTACAATCGTTTCAACCAATAGCATCGGTCGCCTACTTGCACCCAGTTCGACGGGGTCTATGCTGACACGTTCGATCATTGCATCACGTACCACGCCACCAAGTGTAGCGCCGCTGAATGCGCGATAAACCTTACGGATTCCCTCATACGCCTGCACGTGCGCGACTCGGATATCTCCCTCAAGACTAACGAAATAACGTAACGCAAAATTGATTGAACCGATTTTTACTTCGCCCTGATCCGCCCGCTGATAATCCGGCATAACATCCTGAGCTTGCAAGTACGCGCTGGGCACGCCGTATAGTTCAATCGGGAAATGGTCGTAACAGGTTATCCCTTCCGTTTCCAATTTCGATATGATTGCGTCTTGTACCGTTTTGAACGGTTCCGGCATGATTGTACTCATTATTTTAGCCCCATTTTTCGTGACAACCGACGATCTAGCTCGTCGATAAATAGTCGTTCAAAATCTTTTCGATAAACCATAAGCGTTCTATACACGGGTCTAATGCCTCGCGTGCCTGGATGCACCGCCCGCGCCACCATATTGCCGTTGATATTCATCGCATTATAGTTAGCTACGCGTGTCGGAATTAGGTGCATGCGTGTACCGGATTCGATCCATACGCCGATGCTTTTTGCGCTTGCGTATTTGGACGCTGGATGCCGCCCAGTGTCATCCTCGGGGATACCAACGCTAACTCCGTCGCTTCCATAATCACTGACTTGCATTCTGGATAGTGTGTAACCGGTTCTGGTTCTGTCGCTTGTCCTAGCTTTTAATTCCTGTAGGAAGTCTTGTCCGAATGGTCCACGCATGATCTCGCGCCATACTTCTTTAATTTGTTTAGCGCCTAGTCCTGCGCCTCGAGCCATTTCCTCCGCGCCTTCGGCCTCCAGTTTGAAGCCGCCAAATTTTCCGACTGGACTTCCACGCCGCGCCACGATTACGCTCCAGCACTATGACGCCGATACTGGGCAAGCATCGTTTTCACATGCAAAGGCAACGCCGCAGAAACACCACTCGAACCAAGCCCGTCGAAATCCGCGTTCCGCCAATCACTCGTCCTACTCAACAAATCCATGACCAACAAAATGCAAGCGCGTTCTACCGCGTCCGGAATGCTCGACCATCCCCAGTTACCAGTAACAGTGACCTGGCGATAAACAGGATACGTTTGCGTCGTCACCGATGGAACAGTAATGCCAACCAAGTGAATATGCGAATAAACACCATGCTTCGTACGCGTCGGCCACAGCTTATACTGCGTCGAATCAAGCGTCGTCGGGCTACTGGTGTCCGTGTCGATCTGAATGCTGGTTACTGAGCGTAGATCGTCTGGTGCGAGATTCAAAACACCATGCCCGTCATATCTATATTTACGCGCGGCTGCGGTAGTTGTCGGCGCAAATTCTCGTTGCGTAAATCCCATAATCAAGTCGCTGGCAACTGTAATCATGTCATTCACCAGATCATCTTGCGTGGTGTTCGTGGTATCGGTGCGCTGTTGATGCCTGCGTACAGCTTCCAGCGTGGTAAGGTCTTGCGATGCCATTATCTTTTAGCCTTCCTGCTGGATGTTTTACGCCTTGTTGCAGCTCCAGGCGATACCGCTTTGCGTACCTTTACTTCGTCACCTTCGGGTAACGCGACTGGTTCGCCGCCACGCGCCATAATCTCCGCGTTCACCGCTGCAACTTTATCAATCAATCCCACGCGAATATACCCAGCCGCTTCGGTTCGTAATGCCTTTAGTTCATTCTCTACGCTCATATCATCGCCTTTCGTTCCAACCGCCCGAGCGGTTCCCTGGTTTCCAATCCAACATCTTTTCGGTCTTTGTAATACTGTTCCCTGACGCGCTTCCTGGTCAAAGCTCTTTGTTCGTGCCGATGCTCAATGATTGCAAACTGGCTCGTAACCTTCCATTTAGCACGATCCACCAGGTTATCATCGCCCCAGTATTCAATCGAATTACCCGTTTCATCCTCGGCAACATAGTTATAGTGATAGCCGACTACGCGCATGTTTTTTCCGACGCGGAAAAATCTTGGCATTGTGCATTCAATCGCACTTACGATTGGCATTTTCATGCTCGCCAATGTGCGTTCGGGATTTTTGTGCGGATCGGCAACGTCGCGTAACGTACCCGTTACTACCCAGCAATCTTCGGCAGCTGCATCGTCTAACACTTTATGCAACCGCTCTTTAGGCGGTGCCTCGATCAAAACCTCGTCACCATCAATCGCGAAAATCCAATCCTCAAACGGTTTCGCCACCAGCTCCGCCAACTGAAACAGATACGTGCGTTTATGCATTTCATCATCAAACGGCGCATTCGGTATATGCAGCGTCAAAGCGCAACCGGCTGCCCTAGCTGTATGCTGGATCGCATCATGCTGCACCATCTCCGAACATACTCGCGAATCATCATACAACGCGTAACGCCCATCAACCGCAATAATGTGATCGCAAATCCGTGCCATACTCGCAACCGTCGAAGCTAACCAAGTCGGTGACTCGTCAAACCAACTAATGATGCCTATTACTTTCGTCATAACTATTGATACCTTTTCGCTGGGTTACCAGCCCATGTCTGATTCGCAGGAATATCCCGTGTCACTACAGCACCTGCGCCGATTCGCACATTCTCGCCAATCGTAATGTGACTAATAATGACTGCTCCCCCACCGATTCGCGTTCCCGATCCAATACTACAGCACCCGCCCACGATTGCATTCGGACCAACTTCAACGCTAGTGCCAAGCTGCGTATCATGCCCAACGTGCGCACCGCCCATAAGCAAACTATCTTTACCGATAACTGTTTCACGATGCGCACCAGCTTGCACCCGAACACCGTCGCGAATCGTGACGCCAGGTTCAACAATCGCCGAAAACCTTGTCGGTTCACTTCGCCACTCTGCAGCGCAACCAACTACCGCAGATGCAGCGACGCGCGCTGAAACACTGACCAGCGCGCGTCGATACTCTACGGAATGTATTGTTGGAAGTTTCCCATTCATGGGATTACCACCATTCTATTGTTTAGCTGAATGTAGGTGTTGCTAGTCCAGTTCCAGAAACAGTTCCGAATGCTTCTGGTGCATGCTCAACAAAGAATGCGATGTACTGTCGCGCTCTTACAGCAATACCACTGGTTTTGAAGTTCACGCTACGATCAATATCAATGATAATCGCGCCCTCATAAAGTAGCGCAGCATCACGCTTGAACGCGAAGATCGTATCCTCGTTTGTACCCGAGCCCTTTGTTACTGATACGTGCGGATCTAGATAAACGGGAACACCGTGCAATGATCCTGCCAATCCCATTGCAACTGCTCCAGCTTCGCCGATTGCCATTGGATTTACAACCATCGCGGCTGCGCCACCTTGCAATCGTCCGTCTGAATCACGCTCGGATAGCCACTTCGCCCATCGACGTGGTGCCATAACCAAAGCGTCTGGGGCTTCCAACCATCCAGTGTGGATTTGCTGCAGCATGTCTGCAACTACAGCCTGACCCTCTGCGAATATAGGTGTAGCTTCGGTCCAGGTTACAGCATTGATACCTGTTGCACCTCGGATACCCTGTGGCTCGCCAGTTCCGTCACCCTCGAGAACGTAAAAGTCTTTCTTTGCGTTCACTTGCTTGGCTAGGTTTCTAGCAATAATCATGTCTGCGCCTGGCACTGATCGTTCCGCTAGGAAGTTCGACAAGTCCTGCACTCCGAGTAGTTCGAAAATGCTTTGTGTCTCGGCGTCAAACGTAGCGTCGGTTTCGGTTCCAGCGGTCAAAGGTGATGCTTCGGTTTGCACGCCCACAGCGGTGTTACCGGTCATCTTTGGAATGGTAAGCGTTCGACCAGCATCTGGCAATGGTTGCTTGTTGCACAAGTTTGCTGTGATCGGATCTCCCACGCGTCCTTCAACAAACATTTCCTGCAGATAAACAGGCGGTGACAGTTCTTGTCCGGTAGTTGAACCAATATAAAGATCACGCTTTTGTAGCGTGTCATTATGCGCCTGCTGCTCTCCAAGTCGCCTGCGTGCGGCCTCGTTACCATTCTGCGCCTGGTATAGATCGCGGAACCATGAGGTATCGCTGCGGCGTGTGTAATGTCCAGGGTCACGCTGTTTTACAGACTCCAGTTTACGATCACTTTTTTCTTTGTCATCGTTGGTTGGTTCTACAATGTCGCGTGCTTTGCGTAGATCGACTACGATTTCGTCGCGCTCTTTAGCAATCGCGTCGCGCCTTGCAAGTGTCTGCCGAATGCTTTTAGCTTCCGCAACTAGCGCGTCATGCTTTTCGTTTTCATCAGCTGTTAGACCACGCTTTTCAGCTACTGCAGCATCAAGCATTGCTTCCGCCTCGGCCAGTTTAGCCTCGTATTGTTTTTGCATTTCGTCCACGAGATTTTCCCCCATTAGTATTTTTTGCTTGTCGAATACTATGACGCAAATGCTGTTTGATTTAGACTATTCAAAGTTCATCCGCTTGCGCATAACTTCGATTTCCCAGCTCCGATCCTCGACGCTGTCCTCGTCCTCGAGCATTTCATCATCGTCTTCGTCGCTGGTTGGTACAGCTTCGACGGTAGTTTCACGATACGCAGGAAATGTTACAGCGCTGATTTCTAATAAGCGTTCGATTCTGGTAACGTGAATTTGTACTGGATCACTGTCATGGTCCACGGTTTCTTCGCCTACTATGAATCCGAAACTCATTTGCGTTATGTCGCCGCGCTCTATTGCGTAATACAAATCGCGTGCGTCTGCTCGTCTGCTATCTAGGTCTGCTTCGAACGCCAAGCCGCGCATGTCTTTAGTCAATCGCAAGGAACCGTTTCCGGTTCGTGCTAGTGCTTTGCCTTCATGTTCGGCTTGCATTCGAATATCCACATAGTTCAGATCGCCCATGTGGTCTAGGCATTTAGGATCAATCGTTTCGACCCATCGCCCCATCACTTCGCTGCGCGTGTTCCATAGGATTGCGTAACCTTTGACGCACAGTCCACCGGTTTTCCCATCCGCGTTTCGCGTTTCTTCAACGGGTACCGCTTCGACCCATGCGCGACTGGTTCTAATTTCCTGCTTCATTATTTCCCCCCGTTGAATCCTCAACATTCATTGGTTGTAAACCTTCTTTTTCCCTGGCCTCGTCAGTAGTCATCCAACCACTACCAATCGCAGTTGCATAATTCTTATACCGCGTTTCTTCATCACCCTTACCTAGAACATCGGTGTTGAACACTGGTTCCCACGCGCTATGCACGCCGAAAAACTCGGCATCCATATTCAACGCCTGCTCAATAAATGATAAGTACGGCCTAATCGTAAATCGCAAGAAATGCCGATCATTATGCGCCGCGTTCGCATAGGTCATGCTTGCACCTTCGGCATTTATCAACGCTGCAGGTAGATTCAAAATCCGTGCGCAATCCGTAGCAGATAATTGCATCTGCTCGATAAACTGGCTATCTTTTTGGCTCATGCCAGTAGCTTGAAACTTCGCTCCCCGATCCAAGACCGCAACTTTACCACTGTTCTCGATTCCGCCATAAGTTGCATGCCACTGATCGCGGATCGTGGTTGCCTGCTCCGGTGTTAGCATTTCATCCACGCTCAAAACACCTTTAGGCACGCCACCAGAACGGTATGCTGCACCCTGGTATTCCTGGGCCGCCAACGCATTCCCCAAGCTATGCCGCAAATACTCAACAGGACTGGCACCGATAAGCGGATTACTCATACTGGGACCACGCGCATGAATAATGTGTCGCGCATGAACACCCTGCGCAAAAGTTCCACCATCCGCGCTATAAACATCAAAACGTTTTTCGCCATCCTCGCCACGATAAACCTGCACCTGCTCCGGCGGCAGCCAATACAATTCCGGTGCTTGAATATCATCCGACGATGGTAACTTCAAAAGATAAGCATTAGCGTTTGCGACAAGCATACTGAAAACGCTTGTCCAGAATGTTGATGCTGGCGTTTCCGCATTCGGCTGATGACGTAACCTTTTCGCTACACCCGCCATATCCACGATAGCGTTCCGGTTTCGTCGATCCACCGTTTCGAGCGGGAACGTGCCACAGGTTCGACTGATTAACATTACCCCGGACCAGAACGCTGGCAATCCCATCGCGGTTTCACGCGTTACAGCTCGACCCGCAAATGATCCCGTCAAACCGTATCCGCCTGTGCGGTACCCGCTCGATGGTTTCGCTACCGAGCCAAGATCGACTACCTTTTTTCCGTTACTGCTGAAAATCATTTCGTTACCTGAATAAACTCGACGATCTTTTTTGGCACCAGGACTGCGCCGTCTGCCGGTACCAGCTTCCCGTCTACTTCAACGCTGGCGTTTCGTAGCTCGTAATACTGACCGCGTTCACTAATTAGAACGCCTTCAAAACTTCTACCCGAGATCGTGTGCAGGGCTACGCTGGTTTTCTTTAGTTTTCGTTTCACAATAATTACCGCGCCACCGTAACGGTGTTTAGACGATTAGCAAACCACGCGCCCCGTACTGCGAGCCCCCGCCGTCATCAGATAACAGTTCGCCCGCAACCATCATCGACGCTATACCCGCGTCATTCGGTACGTCTGAATCTTCACGCTTTTTATCTGGATGATCGTCCCATCTCCACGCTCCGTTCGGTCCATACCTGGCACGCATGTTCAGCAAATGCCGAGTGTACTCGGTGTCTCCGTTGTAGACAAACCGTTTCGACTGAATCGCGGCAAGTAGCGTTACACTATCTGGTCCGGTGTCTCCCCATTGAAACCTGTATTCCTTCAAAATGTTTGCACCTAATCGACGCTGCCACCTTTGAAACTGACTAACCAACAATGCAGGATCGCCAACAATGCGTTTCACGCGATACTTCTCCAACATTTCATTCACATAAGTTTCAACTGTAGCTTCCAAATCCAGCTCTAATCCTTGTTCCCGAGCTGGCCGCCAAATCTTCGCGTCAAACCTAGCACGCCCATCCGGCAACAATCCCGCAACAATCACCGCGCTACAGTCTTTTCGATAACCGGCATCAACGCCAATGATAACTTCCTGCCCAGGTTCTAACGGTGGCGCGTCCTGGTCGATACAATCCGCTAACAAATCTGGTGGTATTCCTTCGCCGCCGTCATCCTCGACCAGCATATTCAAATGAAACCGTTTGAAATCCGACACCGTACTACCCGGCGTGTGCAGGTATTCATCGATAATTCTTTGCGGATCTAACCATCCTGCAGGATTGCACCCGCGAATCACTTCCGGATTCTCCAGGTCTACGTCTTTACTGTCCCAGGGTACGCCGAATCGTATCATCAAAGACCTTGATCGTTCGTGCCGCGCCACCATCAAATACGGTGACAACATTTCCACGTTACCGGTCTTGAGAAAATCGTCTTGCCGCAATCCGAGTGGTGTATATTTTGATTCTGACTCCGTTGTAATCGTCACCAGTAATGGTTGCCGCCTAGCTTGCGTACCACGCTTGAACGCCTCATACAAGTCACTCTTTTTGTGGACATGGTATTCGTCAATCAGCGAAAAGTGCGGGTTCGTTCCCTGCTGCGTTTCAGCAATGCGAGAAACCACCTTCCACGATCCCGCATTCGACGGACACGTAATCGCCTTTGCAAACTTCTGCGTATACTTCCGCAGCATCGGCGAAGCGTCGTGCATCGTACGCGCCGCGTCAAATACATTCCTAGCTTGTTGTTCACCCCACGCCGCGCTATAAACTTCCGGCCCGCCTTCGCCGTCAAAGAATAAACCGTAATAACCAAGCGTAGCTATGATCGTACTCTTTGCATTCTTCCTCGGAATGACCAGTAAGATGTCTCGCCATTTTCGTAATCCCGTATCCGGTTCGACCTCGAATATCAGATTCAATAACCACCGCTGCCACGCTTCGAGAATCAACGGTTTGCCGAACCACTCACCCTTCGCATGCGTACAATACGCTTCAATAAAACCGGCAACGCGTGGACCATTCGTCGGAAACATTGGTTCCCAAGCCGATGCAAAAGGATCAACTATTTTTTTTGCCGCCACGCTTCCCCTTCGCTGGTTGATACGCAGCCGGAATATCTATCACGTCATCGACGTCATCGCGTCTTGAAACTTCCACCAGTTTCATTCTGCTAATCGGATCAAGACCAAGCTGCGCACTCAAACTACGAAATTCTTCCGACAAACTTTTCAGCATCGAAACACCAGGATGCTTTTTATAACGCACGCCGTACATCGTTTCTTCTTCCATCAAACCGCCAAATGGCGTTTCATCATTCACCGCCATAAGCCTAGCCAAGACCACGCACCATAAAGCAAGCAAAGGTGCCTCCGCTGGCTCATAAACCCCCAATCCTAAACGCGGCTCGATGTACTGCTTCCAATTCGCCGCAGCCGCAGCATGCATTTTCGGCGGCTGAACCACTTCCCCGCCAGTGATCTTCAACGGTTCGACGTGCCGATCCGCTCGAAACGTTCCATCCATCCTAGCCTGCTGCGCAGTTTTTCTCGGTCTACCCGCCAACTATTTCCCTTTTTTTAGACGCGCCCGTGATTCCTGTTTTACTCTCATTTTGACA